TCATCTGGTTTCGTTCCCTTTGCCTCTTCGCCGATAGCGCCACTCGCGTAGATCCCCGGCGCGCAGTTGGTACCGTTCCCACCGATTTACTTTCAGGTACGCACCAACCCGCATCTGGTCGCTCTTTGTCCAGCGGCCCGGCTCGACCCCGATCGCCTGCTCGAGGATCTCGCCCACCGACACGTCAGTGAGCGGCGTTGCGCGCTCCACCTCCTCGTCCTGCCAGTCGTCGTAGCCGACGTAACCGCGATTGACGCGCCGACGTTCGAAGGCGAGCCAATGTTCGATCAGGTCGTCCCAGGCATCGGACTGCATCCGCTCCGACTGCGCCGCGTCGGCCGCAGCGATCAGCGCCGGATCCGCCAACCACCAGATCGCACCCTCGCGAAAGCGCACGACAGCCTCCGCCCAGAGCTGGTCGCGGTCGCGTCGCAGGCCATCGAGATCGATCGCACCGCAGCGCAGGGGCCAGAAGCGGCGATTGCCGGTCTCGTCGCGCAGATAGGTGTCGGGATTGACGCTACCGGCGAACACGCACTGGCGTGGCACGTCGATGACGTAGCGTCCGTAAGGCGGCCGGTAGCGGTCGACGGTGCGCGACAGGAACGCCTTGATGCGCGAGACCTCGGCGCGGCCGATGGCGTCCAGCTCGGCGATCTCGATGATCCAGACGCCGCGCATCTGCTGGGCGGCATCCTTGCTGCCGATCTCGGCCAACTCGTCGGTGAACCACTCTGCGCCGGCCAGCACTTTTAGCGCCGTGGATTTCCGGGCGCCCTGAGGGCCTTCGAGGATCAGCATGTGGTCGGCCTTGGCACCGGGCTGCATGATGCGGGCGATAGCCGAGATGGCCCACAGCGCACCGAACGCCCGGTTGAGCGGCGTGTCTCCGGCGCCGAGATAGGTCAGGGCCCAGGAATCGAGGCGCTGCACGCCGTCCCAGACGAGACCGTTCAGGTAGTCACGCACGGGATGGATGCGAACATCCCGCGCCACGGCGATAACGCTGCGGCTGACGACGACCGGAGGCACATTGATTTCGCGACGCTGCAGCCACTCGGCACAGCGGACGTCGTCGGCGTCCATCCAGGGCCGTGGCAGCGGGATGAGCTGGTCGTCCCAAGGCAGTTTCCGGGCGACGATGATCTCCTGACGGAACTCGTCGAACACCAGGCTGCCGGCGAAGGCCTCGTCGCAGGAGAGTGCCGTGATGACGTTGGCTTCGTTGCGCTCGGGCGTGCCGGCGAGGTCGAGACGCAGCTGGTTGGCCCAGCGCGGTCGGATCGGTCGATTGTGGATGTTGCCGGTGCCGTTCAGCCGGCGCCGCAGCTCGCCGATCTGCTTGTCGAGGATCGACACGGGAATGCCGGTGGCGGTCTTGATCGCGGCCAGCACCTGTCGCTCGGGCAACGGGTCGAGCCTGGCCATGACCAGCTGCCCGATCAGCGTACCGAGCGCCGACACATCGGGCGGGTTGCCCAACCCGCGCGCGACAGCCTCGAACTCGGCGACCGTTGCCGGCACCGGTGGTGGCGCCACGGCGGGCTCCATCTCCTCCCCGACTGGATAGTCGGCCGCCGTCGCGCCATGGCGCAGGTCGTCGTTGAAGTCGTCGCCATGCAGCGGCCCGACGATACGATGGGCGATATTCGCAATGTTGAGCCGGTCGGCCAGCGTGGCCGAGCCCTGCCGTCCCGCATCGCCCGCATCCGCAAAGATGGTCACCCGCGCGACGCCGTCCGGCCATTGCCACCGTCGCAGCCCGTCGGCCGACAGCGCCGCCCAGGTCGGCACTCCGAAGATTGCCTGCGCTGACAACGCCGTCTCAATGCCCTCGGCGATGCCCAGATGGCCGTCTTCCGGCAGCGCCGACAGCCGCACCGAGCCTCCAGCCACAGCCTCCAGCATCTTCTTGCCCGCCGGCGCCTTGGCCGAGCCATCGTCGAGCAGGAAGGTCCGATGGATACCGCCGGTCGGTGCGCCTGCACCATCGCGTACAACGGCGACCATGCCGGGCCAACCACGCTTGGCCTCGTAGTCGGTCAGGTCCGGATGAAACAGAAGATCTGGCGAAGCGGGATCTTCTAGTCCGCGGGTCTGCAGGTAGATCTCGGCTGCGGAGCCGGCAAGCGGCTGGCATCCATCGAGGATGCGGGCGACCTCACGGCCGTGGTCGCGGTTCGGCGAGAGCCTGGCCGACGATGGACGTGCCGGCAGCGGCTGGTCGAGATGCGCCAGCCGGGCCGCTTCCTCGAACAGGGCACCGTTTGCCATGCCCGTGGCGTGATGGATCAGGTCGATCGGGCCGGCGGACTCGCCGGTCGCATGATCGTATCCCCAGCCCGCGCGGGGCCCGCGCAGATGAATGACGCAGGATCCCTCCTTGCGCGGCGGACGGCCGGACAGGTCTGCGCAGCGCAGCGTCTTGCGGTCGGGTGAGAGCCGCGCCCGCGGAAACAACCCCGGCAGCCAGTCGGGGGCCGTCGCCATGAGCTGCTCGCGCACCGCGGCGAGATCGAAACGTACCGGCGGCTGCCAGACATCGTTGAGGTCGATCATGCCCGGTCCCTCAGGCAAGGATCACCAGACCCTGCTCGGCCCGGGTGATCACCGTATAGAGCCAGCGCCGGCGGTCTTCTTCGGTGCGAGCAAAACCGTCATCCCAGACGACCACGTTCTGCCATTGTGACCCCTGGGACTTGTGCCCAGTGATGGCCCAACCGAAGGTCGCTTCGGTCAGATGACGTTTCTCTTTCCAGTCCCGGTCGTGACGGTGACGGTCGAACGCGACATGGTCCTCGAAGTGGCCCTTGTAGAGGCGCAGGCGCCCCAGCTTTCCATCCTGCCCCGGTGGCCCGATGCGATTGCCCTCCTCATCGGTCACCACGGCCGAGAAGAACAGGCTGCCTTCGTCGACGATGTCTTCCAGCGTGACGAACATGCCGTTGATCAGCCCGAGGTCGTTCTGGTTCTTCAGGCAAATAATCTTCTCGCTAGGCCCTGTCGGCAGCCAGGTCCCACCGAAGCCGGCGGCGGCACGCATGGCGTTGTTCAACTGTAAACGGGTCGCGTTCATGCCGCAGATGACCTGGCCGCCGCGCAGTGCCTGCTCGGGCGTGACATCCGTCTTGCGCATCTTCCCGACGAAGTAATCGTACTGGCCAAAGCCAATCGGCTCACCCTGCCGGGCCATGGTGGCGAGTCGGATGATCGCACTCTCGCCCGCCTGACGATGAATCTCAGTCAGCATGATGTCGGGATCGTCCTTGGTGAAGGCGCCCGCGCCGTGGATCGGCGGCAGTTGCCCGGGATCGCCCAGCACGAGGATGGGCTTCCTGAAGCTCATCAGGTCGCGGGCCATCTCCTCGCCAACCATCGATACCTCGTCGAGCACGATCAGCCGGGCATGGGCGGCATCGCTCTGAGGGTTGAGCGCGAAACTCGGCTTCTTCATCCCGGACAGGGCCTGGCGCATTGCCTCGATGCCGGCCTCGGCTGCAGTCCGGTCGAAGCCGGAGAGTTTGCGTGCCTTCTTCTCCGCCTCCTCGATCTTCACAACGGCCGCGGCCACCTCTTCTTCCGTCGCCGCGATGACGCTGTAGATCAGGCTATGGATGGTCCGCGCCGGAGTGCCCTTGCGGCGCAGGACCAGGGCCGCCTTGCCGGTGAAGGTCGCGGTCACGACACCCGGCACGCAGTTCCCTCCCGCGCGATCGCTGCGATGCGGATCGAGACCCAGTTCGTCCAGGGCGAATTTCAGGACCGTGGACTTGCCCGTACCGGCATAGCCGAACAGGCGAAATACCTGCTGCTCGTGAGACCGGTTCTGGAACCAGTCTTTTATGGCGGCGATGGCGCGGGCCTGGATATCCGATGGGGTGACAATCATGCCCGCGTCCCCCAGCAGCGCGTGGCGTAGGCACACCAGCGACAGAGATAGAAGTCGGGGTTCGAGGCGATGCGCGGCGGCAGCTCGCCCGACTCCGCGGCGCGGAGGACCCCGACGGCCTTGTCGGACAGGTCCTGCGCAGCACGGACATCGAGCGGTACGATCTCGTGATGGAGCGCCTGTGTATCCTTGTTCAATGCCGTGAACAGGGCTGTCTCCAGCTCCATGTAGGCCATGTAGACCTGCAGCTGCGCGTAGTAGACGGGCTTCGATCGCTGCACCCCATGCCGTGCCAGATCTCCCCAGGACCGGGCATTTAGGGCCTTGTGCTCCCAAAGCGCCGGCCATCCGATGCCGATGTCAGGGCCGCCGACGATCACGCCATCGATGTGGCCGCGGATTCTCCCATCGGCGGTCGCGAACCCAAACTGCCCACCATCGTGCCGATGGGTGCGCAGGTCGAAGCCGGCGGCCCGCAGCCAGCGGATCGACAGGGTTTCGAACTGATGGCCGACATCGAAGATGCGAAGCGTGCGACCCTCAAAACCCTTGCCGGCGTCGATCTCGGCCTGTGTGACCTCGTACACCAGCTTGCGAGCGCACGGCTCCCCGACGCGACTGCCGCCGAGATAGGTGCGGGGTGTCTGGCGAGCATTGCGTTCAACCAATGCGCTGTCGATCAACGCATTGATGCGATCGGCGACGGAGAATGCCGGCGGCAAGCCATAGGTATCTTGCGAGCCGTGGTTCAGGTCCAACATGTGACGCTCCTCAAAACGGCATCGGGTCGTCGAACGCAGTGCCAGTGCGCTCCTTGACGGCGCCCTGGCGTTGCATGCTCTCGACGAAGCCGGTGACCGCGGCTTCGAGCAGCTGGTCGATCTCGGCGGCGGTGCGGTGATAGAAGGCGTCCATCAGGCCGATCTCGGTCAGCGCTTCGGCGAACGGTTTGCGGGCCTCCTTCAGGGCCTCGATCTCACGAGCGGTCTTGTCGATCATGCCGTTGTTCTCCCGTGCCAGCGCCGAGCCCTCATCGAGGCAGCGCATCGAGCAAAAGCGGTAATAAGGAAAGTGGTCCCAGAGCAGCCGGTGGACGTAGCCGAAGCCACGGGCCTCCCGGCTGCACAGGGCGCAGGGCGCTATGCGAGCAAAAGCCGGGTCAGGGCCCCGGCGTTGGCCGGGCGATCCCTGATCCGTTCCGTGCCCAGCACGACGAAGCGCGAGATGGCGTTCGCTGCCATGGCTTCCAGATCGCCCAGCGTGAGCGCGGCGATGGGCTGGTGGAGCTTGCCGCGTCCTTCGAGCCATGTGCCGATCGCCCTCGCCGCTTCCCGGGTCACGTGTGCCTGCCATTCATCGTCGGTCATGGCGGTCAGCCGTTGAGCCACGACGGGCCGGCCGGGGTCGGGGGCGAAGCCGGCGGCGCGGATACGGGCGCAGCTGCTGGCGCAGCAGGTGTCGGCTGGGCAGACCAGGGCTTGTCTGCAGCGGGCGGAGACGCGTTCCACGCCGGTGCCTGCAAGCTCGCAGCCGGCGCCTTGCGGGCCCGTGCCTTGACCGGATCGGCGGCCACGGACTCTCCGCGCATGATGGCCGCGTAGGCCGGCTCACCCGGCACCACGACGTTGGCCAGCTTGTTGCCGTCCTTGTATTGCGGGTCGGACGAGGGCTCGACCATGACGCGTCCGGCGAATACGATGCCCTCGAGCTGTTTTAGCCCCTGGATGATCCGCTTCTGCTTGGCCGTCGGTGATTCGTCGCGCGGATCGAGGCCCAGGGCGCTGTCGATCATGGCGCGGAAGGTGGCCTTGGAAATGTTCCAGCCCTTGGACTGGCCCTTGTCGTCGAGCTTGCCGCCGGAGACCGTAAACATCTGCCAGAACTTGCGCCGGGCAAAGGGTCCCTCGACCACCGTGAACTCGCAGTCGAGCAGCTTGGCGTCGCTCGACCGGGAGGCTTTTAGCAGGCCGGCATCCATCGCCGTGGCACCGTGAGCGCCGCCCGGGCGGATGCCCATCCGCAGCTTGGCGAAGGTCCCATCGGGGACCAGGTCACTGGTCGGCGTCATCTGCGGGCCGGCATCGTTCATGTCGTACATCGTCGTTCTCCTGTGTTGGAAAGGTCAGACTGAAAAGGCGGTGGCAGCGGCGGCGGAGCCCGACGCGGGCCATGACGGCGGCGCCGTGCGGTTGATCTTGGCGAGCAGCGCGCCGAGGTCGGGGGCTTCGGTTACGTCGAGACGGCCCGAGCGATCTTTGGCAGGGAGGCCAAAGGGATTGCCGGCGCGACACACGAGGCGGCGCTCGGTCGCTCGCTCGTCGAGCACGAAGCCTCCGTCGGCATCGCGCGCAAAGAGGTGCATGGAAATCACCTGGTCGACGATGCCGGGCAGCTCGCGTCCCGCCTTCGAACCTTCCATCTGCGGCTGCCAGCTGACCGCGTGCGATTCGTCGGTCACCTTCTCCAGCACGCCGACGAAGATCACCGTCTTGCCGGCCGCATGCTGCAGATGTTTTAGCGCCTGGATCACTTCCCGCCCCAGCAGGCCATAGGCGCCCCGCACATCGGGCTTGCCGGTCCGCTCGGAGAAGGCCTCCGGCTGCTGCTTGGCATAGGCCATCGCTTGCCGGGTGAGGTCGGTAATCGAGTCGACGAACACGATCGACTTCGAGGCCAGGTACTCCTCGACGCCGGTGCCGGCGTACACACTGCGGGCATGCTGGTGATGCTGGGCGCTGTACCAGGCATTCGGGTCGGCCGCCGGATCGGGCCCGCCGATCAGCACGGCGAGGTCACGGAAATCCGAAAAGCTTCGGATCGCAATGCTGCCGCCCGGCCAATCCTGCACCGACTTCATGCCAGCCTCGAGATCGAGGCAGACGGTGTCGGCTGCGGGCAGCGTCTTGAGCAGGGAGGTCTTGCCCGAGCCTGGCGGGCCGAAGATGGCAAGCGAGGTCTTGTTGGCTGCGGCCGAAAGCCTCTCGTCGGCTGTGATAATGCGTACGGGCACGTTGGGCTCCTTGTGGCCGGCAGCGGCCGGCGGTTGCGGATCGGTTCAGGAAGGAGGAGCGGCGGGGCGTTGACCGGGCGCCGAAGGGATGCCTGCCCGTCCTTGCGGATGAGGCCACCCCGCCGCTTTGCTTCGATCTAGGAGGGTGTCTTCTCGCTGAGGCTGAGCCGGAACGTCTGCGTGCCGGTCTTCACCGTGCGAGCGGGCGCGAAGGCGACGCGGATGTTCTCGGGCCAGGCCGTATACTTTCGCTCTGGTACTTTGATCGCGATGTCGACGTACTGACTGAGGTCATCGCCGGCGGCGCGGATGCGTTCGACCACGCCCGCGATGAGGGTCTGGTCCCAGTCGATCTTCTTCGGCAGGTCGGCCACGACTGTCACGCCATCCTGATCGAAGCGGACAGTCCCGGTGTCCTTGCCGGCCTCGCGACGCAGCGCCTGAACATGGTCGGCGAAGCGCGAAGCGATGGCGCCATCGATCCAGTCCACGACGATCTTGGCCGTCTTCAGGGCGGCACCCGCCTCCTGCTGCAGGAGTGCGAGGTACTCGGCCGGAAGTGCGGCGACCTCGCCGACAGGCATCGCACGAACGGCGTCCAGGGTCGGACGATTGGACAGTTTCGACATCAGCCGTTCTCCGTGGACATGAGCGTTGCGAGCGGAACCGGCGCCGCACTGGCACGAGGCCGCACGATCGCGAGATAGAGGAACTGGTCGGGCGCAAGGCGATGCTGCACGAGGTGCAGGAAGCCGCGTTGGGCGAGGCTGAAGGCGCGAGTGCGCATACGGTTCAGCACCTTGCGCTGGGCCTCGGGCATCGTCCGGCTGAGCGGTCCAAGGTCGACGGCGAGGAAACCCTGATGGTAGGCCAGAGTGTCGCCGGCCTTGCCCTGCGCCACCCAGGCGCAGAACTGCACCTCGTCGAGCACGGAGACCGCGGGTGCCGGGCAGCTCAT